CTTTTAAATATTCCTGTTGTAACGCACGGACTTTGGCACGCGGGTTCATATGACCCAAATGACTTTTTAGGTCGTCTCGTTGGAGATAAACCATGGATTCGTCACGCTGAACAAGCCTTTATTGGAGCATTTGACCATAATTGGTTAGCAACTGCAGCACATTTTAATTTAATGTGTAAAACATATGACATATTTCATAATCCAACTTTTGATAGAACGGGTTGGCCTATGGAATATACAAAAACGATGATTGCTCCTAAAATGTGGGCAAAGAAAGAAAATATCATTGTATTTCCGCATCGCATTGCACCAGAAAAGCGTTTAGATTTATTTCAGCGCTTAGCAAAGCATCCGGATTTGAAACATTATCAATTTTGCGTTGCAATGGAAATGAATTTAAGCAAAACAGAATATCATGAATTGCTTCAACGTGCAAGATTTGCAGTGTCGTTTGCAGATCAAGAAACTTTAGGCATTTCTATGTATGAATCAGCTTGTGCTGGAGCTTGTCCTATAGTTCCAAATCGTTTATCATATACGGAAATGTATGATCCGATGTTTAAACGTGCTGATTCGGTAGCAGAGGCAGCAAAAGCAATACTAGAATATGAACAGCAAGAAATGTCCGAAGCAATTGGGCAATTAGTTGCAAAATTACATAATAACTTTTTTTCAGCAAAACAATTAATCAATTATTTAAAAGGATACGAAAAAGATGAGCGAAAATAAAAGATTCATATACTTTCCATCATTGTCCGCAGGTTCCATGGTATCTGCTTTCAAAAAGGATATGAAATTTGAAGATGGTAACCCTGTCAAATTTTTTGATTCGAGATATCCGGCAGATTGGAGACATCCATATTTCCTAGTCACTGCAGGACATCATTACAAAAAAATAGACTTTAGAAAGCAAATGGGCTTAGAAGATGATGTATTAGTATTTGGAGATTCAGGAGGTTATCAGATTGCAACTGGAGCTTTGCCATATAGCAATGAATTACGTGAAAAGATATTTCATTGGTTAGAAGCAAATAGTGATGTTGCAGCAAATTTAGATATTCCACCTAAGACAAAGTATAAGAATCAATTTGCTCTATGTGCTGATATTAGTTTTGATAACTTTGCTTGGTTTGAAAAACATCAATCAGGTAAGACAAAATTCTTGAACATGTTGCAAGGATCAAATTCCGAAGAGTATACATGGTGGTATCACAAATTTAAGCATTTTGATTTCCAAGGTTGGGCAATCGGAGGTCCGCAGAAGTTAGTAGACTTTATGTTTGCGGTTTCATTGATGCTTAAGAATAGAGAGTTTGAAAATAAACGATTAGAATATGTCCATTTATTAGGTATTTCTAAAATATCAGATTTCTTCATATTAGCAACCTTGCAAAAGTTAATGAATCAACATACAGGTAATAGAATTTATATTACAACGGATTCATCTTCTCCAGGTCAATATCCGGTATTCGGAACATACCTGCATTCAACGAATTACAAGTCACAATCATTTTCTGAATTGTATTTTCCTAAGAATGCAGAATACCGCAGAAAGACACATATTAAACAAGGTAAGACGGGTGAAGTTCCAATTGATTTAACTCAACACGTTCCTTGTTCATTAGGTTGTCCGGCTTGTAAAGATTTTACCTATGATTTGCTAGGAGGTAAGACTCCAGAAGGATTAGATAGATATTCTCAAGAAGCTATGCCTAGAATGGTTGTTCACAATACGCATTTGTATGTACAAGCAGCAAATGAAATAAATCAATTAGTTGATAGTCACGTTGAATTGCTAGAAACGTTGATACCAAGAGACTTATATGATGTAATCCTTTCATTACACGAAATGTTTGCAGATCCAGATGGCGCACCGCAAGTATATGAAAAATACATCAAAACATATAAAAAATTCGGCGGAAGTAGTATTTCCACAACCGATGCAGAAAACTTTAATAAATTCTTTAAATTTTAATCAGGATAAACAATGGAAAAAAGCAAGTTACAATCATTTATTAATCGTTATTATTTAGCAGGAAATTGCGAAGCGGTTAAATTGAATCAAAACGAAGAAGGTGTTGGTTGTGAATTGATCGATATGGATCAAACAATTGTAGGTAAAATACAATGGAAAACAACACCATTCATGAAAGGCGAATTAGGTATCAATCATACCGGTGCCTTAAACAAAATGCTCGGAGCATTGGGTGAAAATATCAATATCAATGTAAAAGATGCAGCAGGTAAGAATTATGCAATGGAAATTGCTGAAGGTAGCACTAAGGCAACATTTATGTTGGCAGACACGACAGTTATTCCAGCAGTTCCTTCAATCAATGCAGAACCTGATTATGTTATTGAAATTCCTGTCAATGAAGAATTTATTAGCAAGTTCATTAAAGCCAAGAATGCATTACCTGATGCCAAAAACTTTGCAGTGCAAGTAAAAGATGGTGTTATTAAATTTATTATCAATTACACAACAGTTAATGCAGATAACATTACATTCGAGGTAGGAAATACAACTGCTGCCGATATGGATCCGGTTTGTTTCTCTGCGGATAAATTGAAAGAAGTACTTGTAGCAAATCGTGGAGACTCTGGTCAATTGAAAGTATCTCCAGATGGATTATCTAGAATTAATTTTACGGGTTCTGATTTTGAATCAACTTATTGGTTAGTAATGTTACAAAACTAAGGAGTCGAATGCAAGTAAAAATAAAACGACTACATAAAGATGCAACGATCCCGGCATATTCAAAGCCGGGAGATGCAGGAATGGATTTAACGGCAACATCTGCAAGGAAAGATGATTATGGTAATGTTGTTTATGGAACAGGCCTGGCAATTGAAATACCGGAAGGTCACGTTGGATTGATTTTTCCTAGATCATCAAATAGCAAAACAGATCTATATCTAACAAATCATGTAGGTGTTATTGATTCTGGGTATCGAGGAGAAATTATGTTTAAGTTTCGCCCAATTGATGGATTACTTAATGCTAAAGTATATCAAATTGGTGATAGAATAGGACAATTAATGATATTACCATATCCTGCTGTTGAATTAATAGAGGCAGCAGAATTATCTTCATCAGAACGTGGAGATGGCGGATTTGGATCAACGGGTAAATAAAAAATATGTTTGGACAACAAGAAAATACACTTTGGGTTGAATCATTTCGACCTGACACATTAGAAGGATATATAGGCAATGAGCATATTATCGAGAAAGTTAAAATTTTTATTGATAATGGCGATGTTCCGCATCTCTTATTTTATGGATCGGCTGGAACAGGCAAAACGACGTTGGCGAAAATAATTGCCGGATCGGTAGATGCAGATTTAATGTATATTAATGCATCAGATGAAAACTCAGTAGATGCGGTTAGAGATAAGATTAAGCGTTATGCATCAACAGTAGGATTTCGCAGATGGAAAATTATCATCTTAGATGAGGCAGATTATTTAACACCTAATGCTCAAGCTGCTCTTCGTAACTTAATGGAGACATATAGCAAAACAACACGCTTTATTTTAACATGTAACTATGTTGAAAAGATTATTGATCCGATTCAATCACGTTGTCAGACATTTGCTATTACACCACCAAATAAAAAAGAAGTAGCACAACGTTTAGTTACAGTACTTGATGAAAAAGGCGTAAGCTATGACATCAAAGATATTGCTGCAATTATCAATGCATCATATCCAGATATTCGTCGAGCAATCAATGCAGCACAAGCATCAGTAGTTAATGGCAAATTGCAATTGGATAAAGCTTCTGCAATTCAAGCTAATTATATGACTGAAATACTTGAAATGCTCAAAAATGCAAAAGACAAAAAAGCAACATTCACAAAAATTCGTCAATGTATTGCAGATAGCAAAGTTAGAGACTTTACTCCTTTGTATACATTTTTATATGACAATTTAGATGAATTTGCACATGGACATATTGCACCTTGCATTTTGATTATAGCAGAATCGCAATTTAAAGATGCTAGTGTAGTAGATAAAGAAATTAACATAATGGCAATGTTTGTCAATTTATTAGGAGAAATATGAGTAAATTAACCGCACCAGGAATTAAGCCAACAGATATGCAACCAATTATCTGTAAAGAATGTGACGGAATGTATTTTCGTCAAGTAATGGCAATTAACAAAGTATCAAAACTATTAACGGGTTCTGATAAAGACACAATGGTTCCAATACCAGTATTTAGATGTGATGATTGCGGAGCTATTCCAGAAGAGTTTCAACCAATTAAAACGAAACTTAAATAATGTCAGTACAATATCACAAAAGCACGGTTAGCATTGTATTTAAAACATCGAATAGAAGCAATGCTAAAACTAAAATGAAAACATTTCGCAATAAAACAATAGATGACATTTTAGATGCAAAACGTATTATCGGAGTTCCAGATAATGCGGTGATAATTGAATTAGGAATAGGTAAACAATTGGAACAACAATATCGTAACAAATATAAACTATAATAAATGGCAGAAGAAAAAAAGGGTGCAACAATTTTTGATTTCATTAATGGCGTAACTGACAAGAAAAAAGAATGGTCTAAATGGTCTGAAACGGATCAAAAGAAATTTACTCCATTTATTGTTAATCGTTGGTTGTCAATGCGTATGGAATTAACAGAAATTGTTAATGAGTTTCAAACCTATACAATTGGCTTATTGCGTCCACAAGAAACGTATAGATTATACTATGAATTTCTTCCTGCAACTAAAGGATTTGCAAAATACATAAAAGGCAAATCAGAAGATAAGTATGAAAAGGATTTAGTTGCACAAATTGCCGAACATTATCAAGTATCCAAATCAGAAGCTACTGACTATATCGATTTAATGGATAAGACTCAATGTGATAGAATTTTATCAATGTATGGTTATAGTGAAGGAGAAAAAAAGAAATTATTGAAAGGAATAAAATGACACAAACTGATGAAACTCGAATCATACCAGTACTGGATACAATTGTAGATTCAATTATAGATCGATTCATACAACGTTCCGTAATCGGAAAAGCAAAATATGGAACTGATATGGATCGCACAGACCTTTCACTTAAAGAATGGTTACAACATAGCATTGAAGAAAAATTAGATGATATTCTTTATATGCAACGTGCATTAAAGGAGATAGAAAAGTTGGAATCTGATAAATAATTTTTTTTCTGATATTTATTTAAAAATAGGTAAAATATGAAAAAAAATACATTAGCAGAAAATATGCGTAGATTCGGCACTAAGAATTTACATGAAACTAATTTCACTTTAACTGATCTGGAAAATAAATTAGGATTTGATTCAGGTGCTAACCGAGATCCAAAAACAGGCAATTTAAGAGATACTGATTCAAATAATAACGGATATCCAGATGATACCGAAGGATCTGCTAATAAGCAAATGATTTTATTTTCTGGTACTAATAAGTTCATGGATAGAGTTGCTATTAATGTATTTAACAGATATGGCTTCGATAAAACTTCGATTAACCGATCATATGATCCAAACGAAGGTATTGTTGAATTTAAAGTAACTATTTCAGATGAAATTGCAGATAAAATTAGTGATGAATTAGAACGAGCAGATAGAGACCGCGGCGAATATGGTGGCTACATTGTAGTTGAACAATAAAAAAATTAGTATAAGGTGCTAGCAGAAATGTTAGCACTTTTTTACTATCCGGTTGGTATATAGTGATATTTTTCATATATTAATAGTATGAAATCCGGAAACTATCTTTCACCGATATATCGTTTATCTCAACGAGATTCAACGACAGTTCCAAGAAAAATATCTTATTCGCAGTGGTCAATGTATGAACGTTGTCCACTTTCTTGGAAATTAGCTTACATTGATGGATTAGCTCCATTCACATCTTCAATTGATACATGTTTCGGAACAGCATTTCACGAAACATTTCAATATTTCTTAACGGTTATGTATACCGAATCAGTTAAGAAAGCAGAAGCAATAAATTTTAGAGACATATTAACGGCAAAGCTCAAAGAAGAATATTCACGATGTGTTGCTGAAAATAATGGTGAACATTTTTCAAATCCATTACAATTAGCAGAATACCTTGAAGATGGCGTTGCAATATTGAATTGGTTTATGAAACGACGCTCACAATACTTTTCATCTAAGAATTGGGAATTGGCAGGCATCGAAATGGAATTGTGTGTACAAGCTTCAGACGAAAATCCTTCAGTATATTGGTATGGATTTATGGATGTTGTTATGCGACATGTTCCTAGCGGTAAAATATACATATATGACATTAAAACAAGTCGTAATGGTTGGAATCAAAATGCAAAATCAGATTCACTTAAATTAGCTCAGCTTATTACATATAAAAATTATTTTGCAAAACAATATGGTATTCCTAAAGAAAACATTGAAGTTGAATTCTTTGTGGTTAAACGCAAAATAATGGAAGAGTCAATGTTTCCTCAGAAACGCATACAAAACATCAAACCTGCTGCAGGTAGTGTAACACAAAAGCGTGTTCAACGTAGCATTGATTTGTTTATTGAACATTGCTTTGATGCAGAAGGCAACAAATTAGCAGATAAAACATATTTAGCAGTAGCCGGCAAAGGTTCTGCAAATTGTAAGTATTGTCCATTTAAAACTGATTACGAACGATGTCCGAAAGCGAACAGAATAAAAGAATAAAGTATTTGCATGAACATGTTTATGTTTATCAATTCGATATTGAAAATCACCCAACATGGGGTGGTAAGCGTTGGACTACAATGGAATATGCTCTTTGCACTAACATTGATGATCCAAACCACAAAGAAAATAAAAAGCTATTAGAATCCATGCTCAGACTAGTATATGGATATTATCCAAAAGGTGTTAAATTCATAAAGGAACGAGTATGACCCGAGTTGCAGTAGTAGGCAATACAAATTGGCAAAATAAACGCAAAGTACAGGATACACTTCAAATGCTTAAACGTAAGTTTGGAGAAGAGTTAACAGTAGTTGGCGCCGGGGGAACTGAAGGTGCTAATAGTATGGTTAGAAAATATACATTAGAATTTTCAATACGTTATGAAGAATACAATCCTAGTTTTTCCGGATACAACATGTACTCCGCTATGCCAGAATCTTATTATGGAAAACCTTATCATTTTAGTCAACTTCATCATCGCATGAAATTGATTGCTGAACGTTGCGATTACATGATGATATTAACCAATGAAATGCAACTTGATCCGGTGTTGCAAACAGCTTGGTCTAAGACAAAAAAACTTAATAAACCGGTTGTTATTTTAGGATAGTATATTTATATTAAAGTTATAAAGGAATAGAATGGAATTACCAAAGTTACAAAAGATTGATCCTAACAAACCTAAGAAAAAGAAAATCTTATTGTTAGCAGATGATTTTCGCTTACCATCAGGTATCGGAACAATCAGTAAAGAAATTATTTTTAATACAATTCATCACTATGATTGGGTTCAATTAGGT